CAACTGATTCGTGTCAACATCACTATTGAAACTGACGAGGATGACTTGATCGGTGGTTTCCGTCTGGTAAATGGTGAGACCGTGTGGCACAACGGTCCAGTGATTGAAGCACTTGAACGTGGTGCGATTCTTCTTCTGGATGAGATTGACCTTGCTTCTAACAAGATTCTTTGCCTCCAATCTGTTCTGGAAGGTAAAGGTGTCTTTCTGAAGAAGATTGGTAAGTTCATCAAACCTACCGCAGGATTCAACGTGATTGCCACTGCAAACACCAAGGGTAAGGGTTCTGATGATGGTCGTTTCATTGGCACTAATGTTCTCAATGAAGCATTCCTTGAACGTTTCCCTGTGACTTTTGAGCAAGCATATCCTGCTCCTGCTACTGAGCAGAAGATTCTTGAAGGTATTGCTCTAGATCTGGGTGTTGAGGATCGTGACTTCTGTAAACGACTTTGCGATTGGTCAGACGTGATCCGTAAAACGTTCTATGATGGTGGTATTGAAGAAATCATCAGCACCCGCCGCTTGGTTCATATCATTCGTGCCTATGCTATTTTCAAAGACAAAGCAAAGGCAATTCAAGTTTGTGTAAATCGTTTTGACGATGAGACCAAACAGGCATTCTTGGAACTTTATGACAAGATTGATGTTGACTTCAAACTTCCTACTGAGGAAGTTGACCAACCCGCCCCATTCTGATATAATTGGGGGAGGTAAACTATGACCCTCCCCTTATTATGGACGAGTATCCTTATTCAGATTGCGATTTAATGCCAGATCTGTATCAATTCACTATTAAAACAAATAGTGACGATAAAATTGTAATTGAAAAAACACCTGTTATGAGCGAAGCAACTAACCATCTCTGGAAATATAACGAAGATAAAATTCTGAAAGATGTACAAGACTATGTGACTGGAACTTACAACAGTCATTACTGTGGTCACAACCAAGACTACAAAGATACACAAACCATTGACCTGATGGCAGCAAAAGACTTGGCAGCACATTTCTGTCAGGCAAACATCCTCAAATATGGCAGCCGCTATGGTGATAAAGATGGTCGCAACAAACGTGATCTTCTCAAAGTGATTCACTATGCTATGCTTCTGCTTCACTTTGACAAACATTATTCCCGTAAAGATAATGGTCTGACCGAATTCCGTTGATTATGAAACTCCCGAACAAAACTATGAAACTCTCTGACAACACCCTTGCTCTTCTCAAGAACTTTGCTGGCATCAACAATTCCATTCTTGTGAAGAAGGGTAATCGTCTTCGCACTATTTCTGTTGCCAAGAATATTCTGGCAGAAGCAGAAATTACTGAGGAGTTCCCCCGTGACTTTGCGATTTATGATCTCAACCAGTTTCTGAATGGTTTGAGTCTTCACCAGGATCCCGATCTTGACTTTACTGAAGAGTCGCACCTGAGCATCAAAGAAGGTAAACGTCGTGTGAAGTATTTCTTTGCCGACCCCAATGTGATTATCTCTCCTCCTGATAAGGACATTCAACTACCTTCATCGGACGTTTGCTTCCAACTGGACAGCACTTCTCTGGAGAAACTGGTCAAGGCAGCAGCAGTGTATCAACTTCCTGACCTTTCTGCGGTTGGTGAGAATGGTGTCATCAAACTGGTGGTTCGTGATAAGAAGAATGATACTTCTAACGAGTATGCCATTGTGGTTGGTGAGACCGATAAAGAGTTTACCTTCAACTTCAAGGTAGAAAACATCAAGATTATTCCTGGTGCCTATGACGTGGTGGTCTCTTCTAAACTTCTGTCACAGTTCACGAATCCCAAGTACAACCTCTGTTATTATATTGCTCTGGAACCCGATTCAACTTTTGAATGAATATCTTCGTAACTTCTCCTTGGCCCGCTGAAAGTGCTATCTGTCTTCCCGACAAACACATTGTCAAGATGCCCCTGGAATGCTGCCAAATGCTTTCCATTGTGGCATCTGAAAAATGGGGTCATAACTATGGTCCTTTGTACAAGACTGATAAGACTCCTTACAGAACTGAAAAAGGTGCGTTTCGTAATCATCCCTGTACTAAATGGGCAATGGATAGTATCCACAATGCCTATTGGTTAATTAAATGGGGAATGAACTTGTGTGATGAGTACACAATGCGTTATGGTAAGGTCCACTCATGTTATAATACTCTTCTTGGGGCATATTATTTGTTTCCTAAAGGGAAGATTACTGAAGTTACACCATTTGCGAGGGCAATGCCTGAAGAGTGGAAATTTGACGAAAGCATTGACACTTTTACTGCTTACAAACGTTATATCGCATCCAAACCTTGGGTTGCATCTAATTATCTTCGTATGCCAGAACGAAAACCAAATTGGATTTAAATTATGAATACTGATTTTATTCCTGAAAAAGAATATTCAAAAATTATAAAATTAGTACCTTTATTTTGTATTGATTTTTTGATTAAGTGTGGTAATAAGTATCTCTTTATTAAAAGAGCTGAACAACCACTGAAGGGTGTATACTGGGTAATAGGTGGTAGATTGCGATTTAAAGAATCTATAGATCAGTTTGCTCGTAGGGTACAAACCAGGGAGATCGGTAGATACTTTGAAAATCGTCAATTAATTGCGTTTTCAAATTATTTTTTTCCAGATATTCCTGACGCAAAAGCAACTCATACACCCTCTCTACTTTATTTGGTGGAAGTTGATGAGATGTTTATACCCAAAATTGATGATACTCATCTAGACTATATCTGGACAGAAAATCTTCCACATGAATTGATTGAACAAACTGAATTTATTGAAAGGATATCATGAATAGTGATTTTTTGTGGGTAGCAAAATATGCCCCAAAGACAATTGAAGATTGTATTCTTCCTGAAAGTACCAAGAAGACTTTTCAGGACTTTCTAAATAAGGGTGAAATTCCAAATATGCTTCTTGCTGGTCCTCCTGGTATTGGAAAAACCACAGTAGCAAAAGCACTCTGCAATGAATTGGGAGTAGATGTTTATGTCATCAATGGATCCGACGAGGGTAGATTCCTCGATACTGTCCGAAACAATGCGAAAAACTTCGCTTCGACCGTTTCGCTTTCGTCAGATGCTAAACACAAAGTCGTCATCATTGACGAAGCAGATAACACAGGAAACGACGTACAACTCCTACTACGGGCGTTTATTGAGGAATTTGCTGGCAATTGTCGATTCATCTTCACCTGCAACTACAAAAACAAAATCATTGAACCCCTCCACTCACGATGTGCCGTCGTCGAGTTTGGGATTAAAGGAAAAGATAAAGCAAAACTCGCAGGAAGTTTCTTCCGACGACTCCAGCAAATCCTGGATGCGGAAGGTGTTGACTATGATGAAAAGGTCCTTGCTGAAATCATCAACAAGCACTTCCCAGACTGGAGACGAGTCCTCAACGAGTGCCAACGGTATAGTGTGGGGGGCAAAATTGACTCGGGAATTCTTGCGTCTTTCTCAGACATCGCAGTAAATGAACTTGTTAAGAGTCTTAAGGAAAAGAACTTTTCTGAAGTTCGTAAGTGGGTCGTCAGTAATCTGGACAATGATACTACTGTACTTCTCCGTCGTATTTACGATTCTCTTTACGAAAGTCTGGTTCCTGCTTCTATTCCTGCTGCTGTTCTTGTGCTCGCTAAGTATCAGTATCAAGGAGCATTTGTCGCAGACCAAGAAATAAACATGCTTGCCTGCTTGACCGAAATAATGGTGGAGTGTGAATTTAAATGAATTTCTATAAAATAGATTATAAGTCTCTAAAAGAATTCCCAGTAAAAACAACTCCTGAAAATGTGAAGGAGGCAAATGAAGGTCTCTTTCGTGCTAAAATGACTCTTCCTGCTGCCGCAAAACACTGTGGTATGACGCATAAGGAAATGAAACTCACATTCTTTGAGTATTTGAAGTACAACAAACCTGATTATGAAAACTTTTCCTCTTAAAACTTGTTTACGTTATCCTGGTGGTAAATCTAAAGCAACAAAGACTCTTTCTCCTTGGTTTCCAGAAAATTTTAAAGAATATCGTGAACCATTTATTGGTGGTGGTTCAGTAGCAATTTATGCTAGTCAAGCATATCCAAATGTTCCTGTTTGGATTAATGACTTGTACGTTCCTCTTTATAATTTTTGGGTTCAGTTGAGAGATAATGGGGAGGAGTTGTCAAACACTCTAAATTCTATCAAGACTAAAGTTTCTGAGTATGAGACTCAGAATGATAGGGATGAAGCACACAAAGATTTGTTCAATCAAACTAAGTTAGATATTAACAATCAGGATGGATTAGAAAGAGCAGCAAGTTTCTTTATTCTTAATAAATGTAGTTTTTCTGGTTTGACAGAAAACAGTACCTTTTCACCAACAGCATCTCGATCCAATTTTTCTTTTGTGGGGATTGAAAAACTTAAGGAGTATTCTCAACTTATAAAAAATTGGAAGATTACAAACATTGATTACTCTGAGGTTATGAATGAACCTGGTGATGATGTTTTTGTATTTCTTGATCCTCCTTATGACATCAAAGATTTCCTTTATGGGAAGGATCGTGAGATGCATAAGTCTTTTGATCATTATGTGTTTGCCGAAAACGTTTATAAGTGCCCTCATAAGTTTATGATCACTTACAATTTGAATGAACGTCTAACAGAACTATACAAAGATTATCATTTGCGTGAATGGAAAATCAGATATTCGATGGCTCATCGTGGTGAAAAAGGAACGGATGAAAATGTTAAAACAGAGTTGTTGGTAACTAATTATCCAACTGAGAAGAAAAGTATTATTGATTTGCTCCTTTATGATTGAACTTAAAGACTGGTTAAACTCGATCAATCAGACGAAGCAACATCTGATTGACGAAGATCCTTCACTTGAGAAGGAATATGCACCTTATATTATCAATCGATGCCTTTCTGGGCACATTGATTGCATCATGTTTTCGAATGAAATGAATCGCTATCATTTTCTCCCAAAAAAGATGCAGTATGACTTTTTTATAAATAGTCTGAGGAAAAAGAAGAGATTTTCTCCCTGGCTCCGTCAAGATAAAATCAAAGACCTTGATTATGTCAAACGTTATTATGGATATAGTAATGAGAAGGCAAAACAAGCTCTAAGGATTCTTACTAAAGAACAACTTAATTTTATAAAATCGAAATTTGAAACTGGAGGAACAAAATGAGTGTCGTTCAAGAACCTGAAGTAAAGTGGACGCCCGATCAAATGGTGGAAGTGATTCTTAACGAACCTGATGATTTTCTAAAGGTACGTGAGACTTTGACCAGAATCGGAGTTGCTTCAAGGAAGGAAAAGAAAATCTATCAATCTTGCCATATTCTACACAAGCAAGGTAGGTATTATCTCGTTCACTTTAAGGAACTGTTTGCTCTGGATGGCAAACACGCAAACCTGACCGTGAATGATGTTCAACGTCGCAATCGCATTGCCCAACTTCTTGCTGATTGGGGTCTGATTGAGATTGTCGATCTTAATAAGATTCAAGATATTGCTCCCCTTAATCAAATCAAAGTTCTTGCTTATAAGGACAAGGGAGATTGGATTCTAGAAACCAAGTATAATATTGGTGCCAAAAAGAAAAAAGTTGAGGATGCCGAGTGATGTCTGCTGGAAGCTTTGAGTTTCGTTTTCGTCATCAAAATGAAGGTGCTGCTTGGCATAATAATCCTAATGCCAAGTTTGCTCTTCCTGACGAAGATGTAGAAATTAGATGTGATGATCCATATCTAAATGAAAATCAATTTTTAGAAATGGTTCGCAGATTTTTCATTGCTTGTGGGTATACCGAACAACAATGGAAAGATGCACTACAAGTTCATCTTAAAGAAGTAGAAACCGAATAAAAAATTACGGGGTTCAACACCCCGTTTTTTTGTGAAAGTATTATAATTATATACGGATGCCGAAAGGGTCCAAAAAACACAAACTCGCTTTTAAAGGAGCTACCATAATGACTAACCTCACAAGGTATACTGCTGCGGATCTTCCTGCATTGATGGAAAGAATCACCCGCAATAGCATTGGATTGGATGAATACTTTGATCGCATTTTTAGTCTTCATGAAACTACAACAAACTATCCACCTTACAATCTAGTTCAGGTAAATAATGTGGAGTCAAGATTAGAACTTGCTCTTGCTGGATTTAAGAAAAAGGAAGTTTATGTCTATACGCAAGATGGCAAACTTTTTGTCGAAGGTCAAAAAGAAGATAAAGAAACGGAGAGCAACTATCTTCACAAAGGTTTGGCTCAACGGAGTTTTACACGTTCCTGGACGCTCTCTGATGACACGGAAGTTAGATCAGTTGCTTTTGAGGATGGGCTTTTAAGTATTACTCTTGGAAGAATTGTTCCAGAACATCATAAGAGAAAAGACTATCTCTAAATAAAATAAAAACAAAATGAAAACCTTCCAGGAATTTATGTTCGTTTTAAAGGAAATGAAAGGTGATTTTGGTGCTGATGTAAAAATGAGTGATCAA